AGCAGGAACATCCCACTTTGTATCTATTGGATATGGGGGTAAACGTAATACTTCCATTATTTCTTTTTACGGTAAAACTTGGCTACCTCGTCTGGAGTTGCTATTCGCACAGACTTATTGGCTAACCATTTTTCCGAATCCTCCTTGCTTAGAATATTGTAACCTCTTTCAAGCTCTCCTACCCCATTCCAATGAAGATTTTTTTCAGAATACACTGCAATTTTTTCTGTTGGCTTATCTTTATTTTTTGCTTTTTGAACTTGATGTGGTGTAGGTAAAAAAGAAAAAATAACTTCTAATATTTCTGCTTTTGTACTAACTCCAAATAAATCTATATTATTTTGTTTTGCATAAGATTTTAGTTGTGGTACTGTTTTATTTTTTAATTCGTCTACTGTTGTCTCTAGTAACATATTATTTCCTCCACTGCTATTATATCAGAATGTGAATAAGGAGGGTAGTTTTTACGCTACCCTCCAAATTCTATTATTTAATTGTGATTAGGAATCAGATGCTGCATCTGCATAAGCAACTGCATCAAGTTCTTCCCATTGTAGACCAAAGCGTACGAATACTGTGTATTCAACTGTATCCTTCTTTGGCTTGTATTCACGGTTTACTGTGATATCACGCTGGAAGCCCCAAACACGGTTTGCAGGGAATGTCAAATCGACATAGTCTGCTGGGTAGTAAGGTACTTCCATAACATCAACACCAAGAACACGTGTTGTACGTGCTCCACCAAGTGTCTGTCCGACGCCGTCTAGATAGTTCTGACGGTTAGCCTGTGTGCTGCCTGGAGTCATTCCAGCAATTGCTTCTGCTACTGCGTCAGCAAGTGTACCGTTGTTTGTAACGATACCCTGGAATGCATCTGTACCTGCATAGAACTTAAGATTGCTCTTAATTGCACGGTACTTACGTGGCATTGCAAGAATAATATCCTGCATTACCGCTGGTGTCCAAGCATCATCTGAAACGGTTACGATTGCTTCGTGAGCATCTGAACCGTCTGTGACCTTGTGTACGAAACCTTCCATGATTGAGAGGAAGTTACCTGTTGAACCATCACCATTAATAGCGAGATCTTCGATATCATTAGCAAAAGCGTTTGTCATAAGACGAACGAGATGGTCTTCAAGTGCACCTCCTTCAATATTGTCTTCAAGAGACTCAGTAGAAACTTCCCAATCAAGACGAATCTTCTTGGTTGTAAGTTCTACCTTAGTGAATGTTGCGCCAGCATTTGTGTATGTGTTGTCAGCTTGTGCTGCAGCACGGATTACACGCTCACCAACGTTAACCTTTTCGATTTCCATGGTGTTTGCTCGCATTGTAACTCTACGACCATCTTTGGCGAGAACTGTTGCATCCCACACGTAGTCGATGAAGCGGCGAGCCTGCTCTGGTAGCAAAATACCACCAGGTGTACCAGAAGGATTCACTGCATTAGCACCCTCTGTTGATCCAAAGTTAGCGGTAGCAATGTTACCGAGTGAAGCTGCTGGTGAAAGATTACCAGATGGACCTGTAGCGGTTGCACCACCAATTCCACCAGATGCTAATGAGCCCTGGCCGTCATGGTTGTGTCCTTCAGATGATCCTGGATAATTCTTTACGATTTCTTGTTCCGACATATTGTTCACCTCCTAGTGAATTATGTTAGTTGAATAGGTCGGCTGTTTTGAGGAAACGCCCGCCCCATAGGGATTTTTGAGTCTTCATTTCTGAAAACTCCTGCACGATCTCGCCTAGATCGCCAGACTTGCGGAAAGCAGTGTCTTGTTCGACAGCATCTACTCGCTTTCCAAACTCATTAAAAGTACCCTTTACTTGGCTTACCTCATTTGCTACAGACTTTACTTCGCCTGTAACTGTTTCAAGGGACTTTGTGATTGCATCAACATTGGCTTGCATAGCCTTTACTGTTTCTGCAAGATTGCTCAAGGCATTAGTTAGAGATTCATTAATTTCTGCAACAGACTTTGCAATTTCTGATGTTGTATCAACAACTGCATCAATTGACTTTTCTGCTGCATCATCAGCAACTGGAGCAACTTCTTCAGTTACTGTCTCTGCCACTGGCTCTGCTGCCTCTTCAGCAACAGGAGCCTCTGCTACAACATCAGCTGGTGCTTCTGCTGGAGCTTCTGGAGCAACCTCAACATTTTCAACTACTGCTGTGTCAGACTTTTCTAAAGTCTCTTCAACAACTGTTGTTTCTTCTGTCATAGGATTTTCCTCCTTTGTCATCTTAATTGTTCTAATGCCTTTTGCACTATCAACTAAGAACTTTACTGTTTCTATATCATTTTGATCTTCAACAAATCCAATGTTTTTCATTGTACCGTTGCATGATGGGCAACTTTCATCAGATTCTTTTGAAAGACGAACAATGTCGTCTGAGCCACACCAGTAAACATTATCAACTACTGCTTTTGCTAGGAAACCACCCAATTCTCCTTTTTCAATAGATATAACATTTGCAAACTGATTTGCTGGATTATCTACAAGAGATAGTTCATGAAGGTCATATTCTTTTATAACTCGAATTGTCTTATCCATTTTGTCATCAAATTCATCATCAAACTTTTTAATATTTCCACCAATTGAAAATCCAGTTAGTGTACCGTCAAGAACTTTTTCCCATGTATCTTGTGCACCTTTGGAAACATATGCAGAAACATATACTCCACTATAAAACTTTTTTGTTTGTGGATCAAAATATCTGTCTTCTTTAAACGAAACAACTTTACCTACTGCTGATGGCTGATGCATTTCACGAAGATTACCCCTAAACTTCTTAAATGCTGCTAAACTTGCCTCAGTAGTTACGATGTCGTTCTGCTTATCAACATTGTCGAGTGTGGCAAAACCAGAAACGATTCTGCGCTCTTGATCGACCTTGCCAATAGGCATAGAAAAGCGAACGTTGTCGCCATCTGTAATCCAATGTGCTTTATTTATATTCATGGCAGAATAATTATATCATTCCTTTATAATAGATTCTCAATTATTGAGATGATCTACCTTCACCCTGTGCATTTCTGCCAGAGATCGTTGATGGGGAATCTGAGTTATTATTTGTTCTTTCTGAATCTCTTTGTCTGGTACCACCCATATTTGCCCTAGCATCTGTAGCCTGTCTTGGAGACATAATAAATGGAGTATTACCATCGCCGTCTGGTCTAGGAGGCATATCTATCATTTCACGAGCCTCGTCTGGAGTAATAACCTGAGTTTTTACGTATCTTTCAATAATTTGTGATTTTGCTATTTCATCTGTTAATGTAAGCTCATTAAACTTTAACTCTAAAATATCAGTTTTTTCTTTAATAATCTTATTAACAACTTTTTCTAGATGTCCCTGTGCTGGTCTAGCTACCTGCTCTTTGAAGGTACGATCTTGTGCAAGAGCAGCAGCAATAGCTGCAGAGTCAGATCCCCCTAGTTTTGAGATTGGAACCTGATGCGCTACTAAAATATCATCACGATTTTGTTTACGATATTTTTCAAATGATGCTTCTTGAACACCATTTTCAATTGGCTCCATATTAAACTCAACTTTATTATTATCTGTATCTCCAGGAAGTGGTATATAAAGAGTTCTGTGAGACTGAGACTTTAATCCTGTTTGTAGGAATCTAAACATTTTATCTTCTGCATCAGCAGATAGCTTTGCACCTTTCAATGTAATAACATATCTTGGTACAGCCTTATTTTGGAAGTAGTCAATATTATATTGAGATGCTAGCTGATCTCCAATAAGAGATGGAATAGCAGCAATAATATCTGGAATACCATAATAGGTATTTAATGGAGAATATTCTTTAATATGTATAATTTCATTTGGTCTTATATCATCAGTAACTGGATTTGGATTTTTTGCACCAAAGTTACGGAAGTAAACAACCTTTCTTCCAATTACTTGAACAAAGCCATCACGAAGTCTTCTAACACGAATTGTTGTAGCAGGAATATGTCCTAAGTATCCAATTTCTCCACTAACAGTTCTACCAACTTCTAAATAGGCATTTCCAGTAGCCTGCAAATCTGTATAAACCTTTTCCATTGTTTTCTGAAAACTATCTTCATCATTTAGATTTTCTAACCAATCACGTAATTCTAACTTCATTCGCTCAATACGATTACGTGCTCTATCAACAGCACCTTGATCATCACTATTCTCAAACTTTAACATTGTTCTATCTGTTATATCAAAACGGTATCCAAGACCAACAACATTTTCTACCTTGGCATCAATAGCAGCATGGTTAGCAAAAGATGTATCATAATAGCTTGCTAATTCATAAAGATTATATGGCGGTGTAATTGCATCAAAAATTCCATAGCCATTATGATAAACAGTTCCTGGATTAATTTGTTTTGATTCTGCATCTTGTCCTGAAGGAACTGCATTAGCGCTATTTAAATATGCAACATCATCTTGATTTGCTGGATAAACTTTTGATACAGTTCTAACTGTTCTGCGTTTAAAATTATTGCTTAAACCAGAAAATGATTTTAGATCATCCCATGATTTATTAAATGGGTCTTGTTCTTTAAAAATATTTCTTTCTTCTGGCTGAGTATTTAAACTAGCTTGAATATAATCAAATTCTCTACTCACTTTCGTAAGCATTCCTTCCGTGTGTTTTTAATGTTTGCTGTGCAGCATGAATAGCACCAAGATCATTCATAGATGGAATGAGACCATTCTTAAATCTATCCATTTGTTCACTATATTCTTCATCTGATACTCTAGTCAACCCTGGAACAAAAACTGCTTCTCCGTCACCATCGTCGCCATAATATTTTGCTGCCTGCTTTAGTTCTGCAATCTTTGTTAAATCACCACGAACGGCAGGAATATTTAAAACGTTTCCTTCTCCATCTGTAAACCATTTACCAGTAGACTTTTTATAAACATAAAGGCCCCAGTTATATTTCTTTTCAATAACTTGACGGCGTACATTACTAACAATAGGTTTGCCAGTTTTTGGACTAATAAATGGATTGACGTTATTGTTCATAACCATAAGTATAGCATATAATAGTAATTTTATACCCCCGCCTTACCATTTTACCCTATTTTTATCTCACAGCTGTCCGTAGTACAGTAGGCCTCGCCAATAGAATCAAGATTTCCTACGCCATCATAAATAGCAGACCAATTAATCTTTTTAATCTTACCAATATATGACTCATATTCTTCTTTTGTGATTTGTGTATATGGCTGCTGTGGATAAACAGTATTACCCATTGGCAAGAATGATACGGCTTTCAATTGCCCCTCATACATATTTAATGCTGGAGCAACATGCTTTGATTCTGTTTCTTTATCAAATGAAAGGGTAACAGAAACACCGTTATCCGACCAGTATTTTTGAGCAGTTGCTGCAAGAGCAATCTTTTCAAATAGTGTTACATCCTTTTCAGATCTTGGATGTCCAGAGTGGACTGGGAAATATACCACTTGTGTATTTGCTGATACAAGGTCTTTTTCAATCTTATACCCTGCAGCTTTGAACAAGTGAATCATTGGATCTGTTTCTCCAAAACGAATTGCTCTCAAGAAGTAATCTCCTCCTGGAGCCCAGTGA